TGCTTGACTACCATAATGTCTGACACGATCCTTTTGGGTCGTTGTCATGTTTTTAACATTGTTTAAGTCAACATTCAACCTATTGTTATAATGCTCAATTGTATCTTCACTAATCATTTCTATTCCTTATTTATACATTTATTTTACGAATAAACTTTAGGGTTGCCGGTGGCTATTGCCATGTAATCTAAAGTTGTTTCAGCATCTTCTCCGCTTAGTTCAGCCATGATTTGTTGTGCCTTAGCATTATCAAGTTGGGCGCTTGCCACATCCTTTTGTTCTTCAGGACTTGGTTGCTTGTTCTTCATTGCTTCTTTTGCCTGTTCAATCATAGACATAACCTCATCATCGCTAGGCAAGTAAGTGTCGCAATCTTTAACGCCTAACACATATAATGTGTCAGCGAATGGCTTTTTGACCTTCTTGAAAATCTCAGGTGTCAATGTGTTTTGTGCAACCATACCTTGTATCGTTTGATATAGTTCGCTCTGACATTTCTGGATAATCTGTAAGCGAGCCAATTGGTTTTCTTCACTCATCATACCAAGTGCTAGTTCCAAATTGATTTGCTTTCTATCACAGAAATTCATATCGTCCCATGCCAAGAAGTCTAAGAACTCAGATTGCTTGTCTGGGTGGTAGTTTTGTGCCAATTTCTTGACACCATAATCATCACCATATTGAATCAATGTGCGCCATACTAACCATAATGCTTCTTTTAGACCTTCAGCACTATTGCGAACAGTATTGTCTTGGATGATTTGATTAGGACTTAATGCCAATTGTAATTTGATGCCGCTGTTTCCAGGTGCCATGACTTCAGGATTGAATACATCAGCAGGAGTAGTCATACCAACCATAGCCATTGTATCTTGTTGTATGCGATTCATAGCAACTTCCAAGAACTGTAAATTTCCACTTGGAGGAGGCAATTGGTAAATGTCCTTTTGTGGGTCAAACTTACTATCTAAAATAAAGATAGCAGCCTCTCCATCTTGTAACATCTCAAAGTCTAATCTATCAGGCTTCACACCGATTCTTGGTGTAGCAGTTAACAGTCCTAATTGTATCTCGGCACGGGCGGCACTTGTGTTATATTCTTGCATAGGTATTACTGATTCAGCAATACTCATACCATAGAAGTTGCCTGGCAGTGGCTTAGGACACATATTAGCAACTGGGATATACTCTACTTCTCTAGCACTAATGATGTAACTACCACTATAAATTAATTCTACTAGTTCGAGTTCTCCATCACCATCAATGTCATACTTGTTCCAAACAGTAACAACTGATATTTGACGACTATCTGGGTCTGCGCTACTTGCACTACTGACAGGAATGCCCATGACAGGTACGCTATCTCTTGCGTGAATCGCTAAGTTGTTTAATACTGAACCTGCTTGATATGCGCCGTTCATGTTATATTCTGCGTGGCGTTCAAATTCTTCTAAATTGATGCCTGGATATAACTCAGTCGCTTCTTGGATAGTCATAGGATCATAATAACCACAGAATGGTTGATCCCTCATCTCAGGCACAGTAGGATCACAGATCCAATAATGTTGTGCGATTGGATGGAATTTGATGTTTAAGTTATAGCCAGTTAGTTTGTATTTCGCAGTATAAATTGTATTGCGATTGATTGCGTCATCTAATACCTGCTGTTCAGTCATAGCGGTTTCTTGACGCATCATCATTTGACTCATCATGGTATTTTCCATGTTAGCATCGTCAGGATTTTCTTGTAAACCTGCGATGTGAGTTTCAATGAAATCACGCATCATAGTTTGCTTTTCACTACCCAATAATTGAGTAACTTCAGCCATGACATTTTCCATGTCAACATTTGTTTTTCTTTTGCTTTGACGATTTACTGACAAGCCGCTATTTTGTGCTTGTGCTTCAAATGCTAGTAATTGGTCGTTGGTGCCTTGTATCTCTACATAGCGTGTGATTTGTTCACGAACGGGTTTAATCATCATCATGCCGTTCTTGTGCATTGTAGCGTCCATGATCCAGCGTTCTAATATAAAGTGTGGGTCATTCATTTGGTTAACGACTTTGCTAACCATATCAGTTGCTTGTCTTGCGGCTATTTCATCATCTTCGCCATCGCTAACGAACTCAAAGTTGATTTCGCCATTTGGCATCAATCCTTTAGCGATAACTGCTGTAGCATAGTCAACTACAGGTTTTACGCTAGGGTGTATATAGTCAATACCATTTACGGGTGCGGTACTGTCAGTAACAGCAAGACAAAGATAATGGTAATCGCTTGCTCTATTAACAGCATTTTTCGTGCCCAAATAGCGTAGATAGGATGCCATTTTGACATCCATAAGATTTTTCATTCGCACAAAACGAGCATTAATGCCCTTGTTTTGATTGATGTTTTCAATAGGTATATTTTTGATATCTAACATAGTGGGGCTTTTACCTTTAGTATAGAGTATTTAGTCAAAGGCTATTCTTCTGTGTCATTAAGACTTTCTTTCTTCAATGTTATAAAACCAATCATCGCCAGCAGTCCATTTGCGTGTGCCATCTACTGTCCATAGATGTTGAGCCGCTTGAAAATCAGGAAACTTAGTTTCACTAGGAATTAAACTTTGATCGTACCACAAACAACGATTGTTAGGCTGACAAGCGAATTGTCCATTCTCTAACTTAATAAAATTAAACGATTTGTGTTCTTCTGCAACTTCAGTAAAGCCTGTATCTACATCCATACCTTCACTACAAAAATCTACTGTAAACAAATAGTTACCATAATGCCATTGTTTGTCTTTGCCTAAAAACTTTACACCTAGATTGCGTAATCCTATCTTTTCAATAATTGTAAAACGATAGCCCATACAGTCCCATAATTGTAACATATCAATAGGCAATGTTCCTGTGTGGTCTTTTTTCCATACATAAGCGTGTATAGGTAGTTTGTCATATAATGCGCCATAATTAGGTAACAAACTTTCAATACGAAACACTTGTCCACGTAATGCTTTTAGACTGACCCATATTGCAGGTTCTAGTTCTCCGTGTCCCTTTTGAAAGTTATATAAAAACTCACGTTTTACAAAGCATTTGATTGGTGGTAATGCTGATACTATGTAACTCAATGGTAATCTCCTGGCAAAATGATTTTAGGTCTAGTCATTTCATCTACTGTATCTTTGAGATTACATGCTTGACACTCATGTTCTTCACTTTCATCCATTTCATAGATAGTATGTGGTATCTCATGTTGCATCATCATAATCTCAAACGCTTGTGCATGTCTTTCACACATGATAGTTGGACTTTTGTTCGCTACCATTGTAAAATACATAGGTTCAATTGTATCATCAGTTTGTTGCATATGTTTTCTTCCATGCAGGTTTATTGCTATCATCAGGCTTGATATACCTATCTCTTTGTGCCATCATTCTTTGACGATTACTGCGATTGTCCCAAGGTTCAGCGATATCTTGCAAACAAGCAAGAATACCATAACGACAACTATCAATGCAATCGTCTGGATCACTAAAACGACCTTGTGGATCAACATAGTAGTTTTGTGCTTCGCTTAAGAATTGTGTACAGTTTTCGTTAATCATCAATGTGCCCACTTCTAACATCTGACGCATTTGGTTGATGCCATAACTCTTGTGATTAGTGATACGACCTTGACTGTCAGGCGGATTCATAATTGGCTTTTCATAAACATTTAACTCGTATTGTTCAAATAATTCACGGATACTACTAGCCGACATTGTATAGCGTCCACTTGTATTTGCATCTGCTGGTAGTACGATTGGCGTTCCGAAAACTTCAGGTCTGAGCAAATGATTGATGTATTGTGTTGGCACAGCCTCTTCAATACCTTGTACCACGATTTGCCTGTGAAGATATGCTGTTCTTTCATATGGTTCCCAATATATCAAACTGATAACTGTTTTGTCATTAACTAGACCTAAATCTAGGCTAATCACACGATGTATAGTTTTCATATTATTAAAATCTATATCACCAGTTTTATATGTAGGCCAGTTCTTGATTTGGAACACAGCACCCTTACCCATGACAGGTTTACCTGCGATACGAGCCTCACGCTCATGTGGTAAGTAATCACGCTCTAATTGTCTGCGTGTTTCATTTAATAGAAATGGCATGCCCCATGGATCATATTCGGGAACATCATCCCAACTCACACGAATATATTCATATCCAGTTTCACGATTCCAAAACTTACTTACAAGACCATTCAGTCCTTTTAATGGTGTGAACGAACAAAGAACCTTACCTTGAGTTGTTGCAGTACGAGTAACGATTTCTGAAAAGAAATCATCTGGTGGCTGCTCGTCAAACACCGCCAGATTAAGTTTGAAACCTTGGAGTTGTCTGACTTCTTGAGTATAGTTAGCAAATAATAGATAACTTTTACCACCTGACTTGTGCTTGATTTCAACACCGATACAATTAGCACCATCATTACGCATAGTATCAATAATAATACAATCACGGGGTATAGCACCGGTGCCAAGATTTTCTGTGAGTTTAACATCTTGCGAGCCTAACAATTCATTTTGCAATACTAATGCTACTTGGCTCCATCCTTCGCCTGCGACCATTGCTGTGATGGCGCCTTCAAAACGATGGCCTTGCCACCAATCAGGATATAATCCTGTAAGATGGTAGGCAGTCTCAAAACATGTACTAACGGTCTTTCCAATTCGGTTAGCCGCAAGTATACCTCTGCGTTCTGAAGTTCCTGTTTGAAAGAATCTATGTTGATGTGCAAAGGGACGAAAGTATTTCAGTTGATTATAACGCATGTCATCAGCAATGTTTATTGCCAAATCTTGCAATTGATTTTTTAATGGACCTGGTATAGTCTTTAATGCGTCAATAGTTAGTTGGTTATTGTCAACAACATAGCGTAACGCCCTATTCATTAATATGTCTGGGGATAACATCTGTTTTAAGACCTTCTCTTATAAGATAGATTTTATAAACTGCGTCACTTAGTTCATATAATTCATTAGGCGTTAGTTTCCATGTAGTAACATCATCTAACACTACATTATCACGCTTATCTAATCCGTTCTGTAATCGTTCGGTTAGTAAGCGTAATATGTGTTCAACTTGACCAGGAAACTTTTCGCTAAAAGCAATACGATGGCTAGCATTAATCTTTTGCAAGATTAGTGTGTCGTTATATCGTGCGGCTTCTGTAGCCCTTTTAATTTCTTGGTCTCTGTCGTTCATTTTGTCAAGTCCCATGGATTGTGTGCAACGCTGTCATTCAATGTGACGAATTCACGGTCTACCCATACATCCCACTGATTGCTTTTGTTGACACGATATGTTTGCATAGTTGCACGAAGTCGTTTGCCGACAGGAGTAAAACTTCCATCTTCACGCTGTACGATTTGCTCACCACTTCTTGGATCATACCATTTGATTACCTCTGGACGGGTACGACCAAATTTGTCAATCTTTTCACCAACTGGCTTTTGATTTAATGGGCCAAGAATCTCATAACTAATCATACCATTTTTGTATTTTCTAAACAACATATGGCACTTCATATCTTTTGCTCTTGCTTCCTCATCTGGATGTGGGAAAGTAGGCACATAGAAAATGTTCTGTACTTCACTACGGTCAGGTAATAATCTACTGCGTTCTGGTACTTCTTTGATTGGATCAACTGGTACCATTTCAGTTTTGTCAATATAAGGATTATCTTCCCCGACAAATTTACCATCAACTTGTACGCCATTTAGTACATCCATAGCAATTTGATACTTGAGTTTGTTAGCACGACCTTTTAGGTTCAATACGATACCTGTTTGGTCATATACAAAACGCTCAAGTTCTGTAGCCGTAGGAAAGTCAGTCATTAAGCCCTCAATATCAAATTCAGGGTGTGTTAATGCTGATGTTTCTATTTCTTGCTTTTTAGATTTTGATTTAGACTTTTTGACTTCTTCTACTAAATCAGGAATGGGTTCAACTGCGTTTTCTACAACGACATCATTGTCCCATGGAGATGGCTCATTACTTGTTTTTCTATTCATAACTTTTCCTTTCAATAAAAAATGTTACAAGGGTATTTATACCCCTGTAATATCAATAGCCAGAAGTTGCGCCATTAGCACCTTTTTTACCCATAGTGCTATTGCGCTTGCCTGCGTTACCTTTTGTGGGGCCGCGACCTACATTAGTTTTGTCATGTAGACTTTCTAATGCAGGATTGATTTTGCCTGCTTGACCACGACCACGCATTTCTAATGCATCTGTAATCATGTTAGCAAGTTGTGCCTTTTCGCTACTGCGTGTGTTCTTTTCACTCATAAAAGCATCACGCTTTTCTTTGTTACCAGCGTTACCTGTCTGAGGACCACGCTTTTGGTTAATTTCTTTGGCTTGCATATTTTTTGTGTTTAACATTTTATTTTTATCCTAAAATTTGTACAGGGGTAATAAACATATTTCCACTAGCGCAATTTCCAATAAAGAAACTGTCTAATGCTAATTGTCCGTTTACTTGAACAAAATCAGTACTGTTCGGTAACACTACTGTTTGTTGTATTGATGTTTGAGGCCAAACTCTTGTTCCTGTTACTGCAATTGTAAGTATTTGTCCACCTGGAGTAACTGTTAATACATCAATAGTTGCGTTACCACCACCACCTGTAATAGTAATAGTTTCACCAATAGTATAACTTTGACCTTTGGCATTTGCAACAACAGTGTCAATCGCACCACCTGTTTGAGTAATATCTACTGTCAAGCCTGTACCACTACCACTGGCTGTAGTAGCAACACCAGTTGCATTACTATAACCTGTGCCAGGAACTAAACTTGCATTATCTAATGTATTAACTGCATTTAATACATTTGCTGTACTAACTGTAACAGTAGCATTATTAGTAGGTGTGACACCTCCTAAACTTGCTCCGGCAACAGTAATTGTTTCTGTAGGAATATAGCCAACGCCTGTGTTAGCAATTGTAGCACTATAGCCTGCGTTAGTTACTGTAAAGTTAAATTTAGCATTTGCTCCACTTCCACTTGCTGTGCCACTTACATTAGAAAATGTATAAGTTGGAACTGTGCCGTCTCCCCATTGTACAGTAGCAACAGCACTATTACTACTATTGTTTATTTTAACTATAACTGGGCCTGCTGTTCCAGTAATAGGATTAAAGCAATCAGTAACTAATAAATTACCTGTATTGTTTGCCCCATTACCTGTTAATGTTAAGGTTGGCCCTGATACTGAATATACTGTCATAACTATCTCC